CCCACTATGATATTTTTCAATCAGCGCAATCGCTTCCGGTAACAGTTTCACACTGGCACGAAGTTCGTTTTTCTTTCTTCGATACTTCAACCACAAAGCACCGTCCTCATCCGTATATAGGTTCTCGTGGGTAATCGAGACAACATCCGCATAACAGACCCCGGTGTAGCACCCGAAGAGAAACATATCCCTTGCCAGTATATGGGATTTGCGGTAAGCGGGTATTTCCACATCACGGATTCTCTCAAACGATTCACGACTCAATGCCCGTGGTGTCGTTTCTGTCTTCTTTGGTAAGGTAAAATGCTGGAAGTGGATTCTGTCGGCATATCCCTCCTTATACGCCAGACGGCATATCTTCTTCAGGATGGCAAGATGATGGCGGACGGTATCAATCGCATAACCCTTATTACCGGTGGCAAATGCCTGATAGTCGTGGATGAACTGCTCTGTCAGTTGTCCAAATGCCAAATCTTTCACCTTGTACTTGGTCTTGATGAACTCCCCGATTGTCAGGCGCATATAGTGATAACCGGGATAAGTCCCTTTTGCCCTGTCTATGCCGATACGGGCTTTGAGGTCATCGCAGACAACATCCGTCATTCGCATGAGCGTCATTTGCGTTTCCATGCTGCCCTGAAAAAGGTCTTTCACATCGGTAGCATCAAAATCAACCTTACGATTCACAAGGTTGTCAAAGGCATTGTTTACCGCTAACAGTAACTTTTCAATCTTGACATTGATCTCAACCGCTTCCTTGCTTTTGCCGTTCAGACGGCTTTCACGTGGATTCCATAATTCGGGAGTGCAGGACAGTTTGCATCCGAACTGTGCCATTGTCCTGTTTACCGTGATGCGTCCCATGATGGGAGCTTTTCCCGACTTATCCGGTCCGCTCTTTTTGAGGTAGAGCAACACCTTGAATTTTTCTACTTTCATACGCTTATATTTTTAGTGCAAAGTTACTTGCCATATAAGCGCTCTTTGATACGCAAAACACTGTGTATGAGCGCAAACAAAACGGTGAGGTTTTCTTTTCATCGCTTTGTGTTACCTATTCCCGTTTCGGTAACTGCTCGGCTAACGGTTTGGTAACTGAACAACCTCAATATTCCGTTGTCGTTTGCATTTTCCACATTTTGCAGAATACAGAAATACAGCTCATTTCAAACGACTTACGTTTAATCTTTACCTATTCACTATTACTTGCATCACCTTGTATATTCCATGTGGCCCGGCACACGTTTGCCGTGACTGTCTGTCTGGAAAACGGACTTCCGATAGAAACACTTTCCAAAATGCTCGGACATACCAATTTGAGGGTTACACAAGCCTATGCCAGAATCACGTATAGGAAAGTCACGGAGGATATGAAGGTATTAAAGAACAAGCTGAAGGACTGGAAGTCGGAATCCGGTCCGATGAAACCTGAAGACATTTGATGATATCTGGTGACAACAAGCTCCGACGGTTTGCAGCGGCATGGGAATGCGGATATCTTTGTTTCAAACCAAAAAGAACATTTTATGGGAACAATCATCACCAAATCAGACAAGGAAGTGCTTCATTTCTTCGATGAAATGAAAAGGGTATCGGACCTCATCGACCATTTGCCAATGGACAACCGGCACTTATTGGACGGGGAAAACTATCTGACAGATACGGAACTAGCCGGAAAGCTCAAGCTGAGCAAGCGTACGCTGCTGGACTACAGAAGCAGCGGCATATTGCCTTATTACCAGATAGGAGGAAAAATCCTATACCGGGAAAGCGATATCGTACAACTGCTGGAAAAGAACCGAAAAGAAGCGTTCTGACATCCGGTTCTATTTATTGGAAAGAGGGTGCACTTCAAAATGTACATTTTGATGCACCCTCATGTTGTTATAATATGTACTCAAGATGTACTTCAGTTAATTCTTACTTTATATAGTCTAGTTGTAATTTTGCGATTGGATACTGCTCCCAAAAGTGTGTCTGCTAAGTAGTAAAAAACACACTTGCATAACGACTCCCAGATACCTTTATATTGCTAACGCACCACTCCTCAACAAAGCTCATTTTTTCGTCCGGCATCATCACAAAATCAACGATTTTGATACAAGATAAAAAATTAAATTTGTACATCACTCCTAGGGTAAATTTACCTCGGACACACTTTATGAAACACTTCCCTGCAGCTTCAAGAAGATGGTGTAATAATACCTGAATAACCGGAGGGGATAGATAATGTTAAAATATAAGAGCCTGTTTAAATTTTGCTCGGGCTTGATTTGAGATTCTCTTTCGAGGATTTTTTCTTGATTTCATAAGGAAGATAGCGGGCTATCTGACGCATGAAAGCGAGGAAAAAGACCAGAAGAGGGCTCAAAGGAAGCCTGATAGAATTACTTTATTGGAAAATTTAAACAGGCTCTAAGCTACCTACAAATATCAATAAATCATGAACAATAGCACAGAACCAAAATCTGAAATAGAGGCCCAATCTAAAACAGTTCATGCTTCACAATAAGGTACACAACCTGAATCTATTGCACAATCCATAAATTATGAATTGTTTAGCATGCCATATAACAGGTTTCTCGTAGAATGGAGAATGCGACTTCGCTTATATAATATGGGAATTGCGACTACCCTAATGGCCATTTTCATTTTCTCCATAAGTCTCTGTATTCTTGGTACGATGCCTGGCCCTCTTGTCTTCAATCATATATTTTCCCTGCTGCAATACAAATTCCTTGCAAAAATTATCGGCCATACAAAAAAATTCTGTAATTTTAAATTTTGAGAACATAACAGTAATCGTTTAAATGTTATAATTGAGTACTATAGATTTAACACTTTTTGTTGTTATATTCCTAATTTTCAATGAAATATTTATTCGTTTATATCGAACTTACGTTAAATATAGAAATTATCAAATAAAGGGTTATGTGTGATTAACTAAAAAGGTCCACGCTGAAAGGATGTCTCAATTTAAAGAAAAAATGATATATATCTATATAATTTTAAAATCAAAAGTTTTCTATGATTTCTCCTGAAACAATAAAAAAACTGCACGAACTGAATTGTGAGGATGTGGCTAGAAGACTAGGATTGGAAGTCAATATGCATCAGGCTCATTGCTTTATGCATCAGGACAAAAGGCCCAGCCTTGCCTTTAAGAACAATTTATGGAAATGTTTTGCTTGCGATAAAGGTGGAGATGCTATCTCTCTGGTGGAAGAAAAATGTAATCTTTCGTTTGTAGAGGCATGTACGTGGCTTTGCGAACAATACCATATTTACATGCCTTCAACTAACCTGAAAAATACAAAAAAGAGACCTAAACTCAGACACAGAAGAACTCTTGTTATCGACAGGGAAGGAAGTAGGCCTGATTTTGATGGTGACGTGGCTTCGGCCATCATAAACCTAGCTGATTTGGAAGCCAAAGGAAAGGAGTTTCTTTTTACGGAAAGGAAACTGTCGGCTCAAGTGGTGGAAAAGATGAAAATCAAATCGGTAGAAGATTCGACAAAAATGAAAGAGATTCTAATGAATACCTTTGATGAAGAGCGTTTAATTAAATGTAAAGTGTTAAAAAGAGATAACAACAAGATACAATTAACCATCAATATTCCTTCGTTACTGATACCGTATTTTGACAGAACAGGCAAACTGGTGGCTTTACAATCTCGCTACTTGGGCACAAACGAAAATATACCTCGGTTCAAGATGCTGTGCAATTCACGTAAACAGCTTTACAATATGGTTTTACTAGCTAAGTTGCAAGAAGGAAACAAATTATATATAATGGAGGGAATTACTGACTGTCTGGCTATGCTATCGGCCGGATATCCTGCTGTTGCCATTCAAAGTGCAACGACTATCCCGGAAACGGAACTAGATAAATTATCTGGATTTGATTTGGTGATGGTCCATGATAATGATAAAGCTGGAGTAAGTGCTTTCTATCACTTGCACCGTAGCCTGCTTAGATACGGATGCCGCCTGAAATGCGCAACGATTCCTGCGCTGTTCAAGGATTATTCTGCATATTATCTATACTTAAAAAAATAAAAGGCGATGGAAAAAGATAAATTAGAAAGAAACGTCATTCAGCCTTCACTCAAAGAGTTTTCCAGAGAGATGCTGAGCCGGCTCATTGAAATCAGCTTTATCGAGCTAGAACAGGCTCCAGCTGAGGGTGAGCCCCAAGCCAATGGAAATCCACAAGACGAAAAGGGATATACCAAATATGAATCCCGGTATCTAGCTCAGAAAGAATTGTTTTCACTGATGCTTTTTGATCCAATGCTGGAAGAACAGATTTCGATGAGGAAAAATGCGAACTTCGACTACATGACAGGACTGCACTTTTTCATTACGGCCAATAAGAATTTCCATTATAACTTTGGATTTTTTGAGCAGCAGATAGATTTTTTTGACCAGATTCTGAATGGTTGGTGTAGCTTTCTAGACCAGGTAGTGAGAGACGTAACCGCTCTACAGGGCTTTATAACGGAACAATGTGTAGAACTAGAATTTGATGGTATTTTACGCTTATTCTTATGTAAAGATACCATCATCAGTGCCTCTCTCAATCTAGACAGTTTCAATACCATATTTAAAAAACGGACAGGAAACTACCACTATCATTTTGGTTTGTACTTATGTGAAGGAAAGAAACAAAAAACTCAGCTTATGGTATCTGGTCAAGGTGACGGGAAAGGCAAAGATAGTGGTTTATACAAAGCTGTTAATTGGTTTAACGACCTCGTTGAATCATTAAAAAAGAAATATAATGCAACCTTAAAACAGAATTAACATGAGTCTATTTGATACTATCACGCACCGACGGAACATTTACAAGGCTATTTATGCACTGGATTCCTACATCTGTGAGCGAAATCTTCTATCGGTAGAGGATCTGAAGTGCTATTATCTGCTGAAGGATAAATTTGACTTTGACGGAACAATCAAGAACGTTATAGAGAAATGCCAGGAGAAATTGAAGAAGATACTGAACGAAGAAGATGATGATTTTTTTACCGTTTCAGTATACTATAAGATAAAGAAACTAAAAGAAGAAAACGGAAAACAGATAGTTACTTACAGACCGCTACATACTGCAAGTCTGATTGACCAAATCTGTATGGCCGCTTTATTGATTCCACTGATGTTTGATGACAGTAAAGGCGTGCGGAACAAATCGGAGCTTTCAAGAATGATTCCACATAATTTTTTTGGTAATATGCCGAGTGAAAGTGTAGATAGTCTTTTTATGAACTGGACAGAAAAGTATC